TATCGATTCAACTCATTAACATAGATAACACAATCAAGGTGGTAAGACAGAGCACGATTAACAACAAAAGGAGTATAATCTTTGATGTCCAATTCATCATGTAAAACATTCTTTTTGGTTTGAAGTATTGATGGTATGATTTCTTTGAATAAATCTGGCATTATTTGAACTCACAGTCCACCATGATTTCTGTCAAACAAGCCACCATATTAATCTCATGGTCAGCAACAAAAGCGGCCTGATATTGATACTTAGCAAGATGAAGAACCAACTGTGGAACTGCGTTTGGTTTCAACTGTTCATACAATGTGTCATATAACTTACGATAGATTTTAGTAGGGTCATTGTCTAAGTTATTGGTAGTCCACTTACGAACGGAAGCAAAGTCTTTTTCTTTTAACCCTTGTACCAAAGCATCAAGTTGTACATCAGTAACATTAGAAAGGATACCTTTGTCAATAACACCAGAAACGGAGTAACGTTGAAGTTCATTGAGAATTCTCCTATTATCGGGAAAGTGTTTAGTAATAACAGCAGCTACTACTTGTTTATCATACTGGATATTTTCTTGTTCAAGAATCCACTCAACACGTTTGAAGAATTGAGCAGCCATCTTTGCCTTGTTACCATTAATTTTGAAGTCAATGACCGAACACCGAGAGTGTATTGGGTCAATAATACGATTCTTAAAGTTACAAGTAAAGATGAAAGAACAGTTTGAGGAGAACTCCTCGATTGCACCACGCATTGCAGGTTGCGTTGAATTAGGATTTAGATAGTCTGCTTCATCTATGATGATTACTTTTCTGCCACCAGCAAGACTAATCGAACTAGCATACTGTTTAATCTTAGTACGAAGGACATCAATACCTGATTCATCAGAACCATTAATAACAAGATAATCACAACCAACTTCTTCACATAATGCTTTTGCGATAGTTGTTTTACCGACACCTGCCGTACCAGAAAGAAGTAGATTCGGAATCTCTTTTCTATTGACATACTCCTGAAATGTGGTTTTGATTGCATCCGGCAAGATACAATCTTCCACTTTTTGTGGTCTGTATTTTTCCACCCATAATAAATGTTTCATTCAAAACTCCCATAATATAATACAACTCAAAAATTACTTCAATTCGCTTTGAATACGGCCAACAACTTCAGTATATTCTTCACTTACAGCAATGTTACCATTTAAAACATTAATAACTGTTGCTGATAAACCAGATTTTTCATCGGTATTAGTGAATACACATACAACGTGTTGTGGATTAACAGCTACTGAGTTTCCTGTTGTTGCATCTGTAAAATTTAATAACATAATTATTTTATCCTATTGTGTCGATTTTAGTGTGTTTAGCCTCAAATGCTACCCAATATTGAATATCATCTTTGGTGTTTTTGAAATGTGCTACGCCTTTAAATGAAATCTCTACTTCATAACTTCCTGGAATCATCTTAAAGTTTTCTGTATTGAAAACAATTTTGTATTTACCGTTGGAAAGTTTAGTATCAATACCAACTGAGTTTTCATGAGCAGAATCATTAGATGCGTCAAAAGTTACAATCTCAACATTCATACCGTCAGTAGTTTGTACAGCAATATGTGGTGAAGATAATACTTTTGCAGTATCCATAACTAAGTTATAATCTTCAGCGGATAGTGTAAATGATACATCAACAGTACCTAATGTAATATTTCTATCTGGTGCTTTAACAATCATTGTGTCGGCACATTTACGATATTTGATTTTGTTACGACCACTTTGGAAAGTAATGTTAGCATCATCAAAACTGAGTTCTGGTTTATCTTTAAACAAAGAATTTACCGATAAGAATTGATTCAAGTCATATACACAAAATGTTTCCGGAAAATCATCGGCAAGATTGGCTTCTGCCATTAATGCTTTACTTGTGGAAACAGTTTTAATTTTTTTACCTTGTTTAAATTCAAGGCCTTCATTAATGGTTGAAAAGTTCTTCAACACATTTAAGGTTTCATTTGATAGTTTCATTCACTTCTCCATTATTAAAAAAATCTATTGTATCATGTTCATACAAAAACATCAAGCAGCACATAGCATGTGCCAAATGATTCTTGCCTGTTTCTTGGTCATTTTGTTCACCAGATTTCCAAGCCCAAAGATGCCGTTGTAACGCATCAAAATACCTACGCTTAGAATCTGGTACCCATTTCCAATTATCTGGTTCATACTTCTCTGCACCAAAGGTAAGAATTTCTACCGTTGCTTTAAGTGCATTTGGTGGTACCAAACCATATTGTAATTTACCTCCATCAAACTTACGACCACCTGTGGTGGCCGTTTGTGATGCTAAAACTTTATCAATAGAACCTAACATTACATTTCTCCAACAAAATTAGCCACAGCAGGCATATCTCCTTGGAAATGATAAGTACCGATGTGTGAGGTTTTCATCCAAGGACATAAGAAAATTTGTCCACCAATTTTACGCCACATTTGACAGAACATATAATCTTCCGACAAGTAACGGTCAGAACCACCGCCTGTAATTGATTCTTTAGTATCAATAACTGTATCAAAGAAAGCATGAATATAACGTGAGCCATCAAAGTTAGCTTGGCCAACATGGTCTGGTTTGTAACGTATTGTAGGGTAAGCATCTGTCATTTTCTCAAACACTTCACGTTTAATCATCATATAACCAGTACCAATTTCTAGTACATCAAGTGGTTCTGTAACTGAGAACTGTGCAGTACCTTTAACTGGATTAAAAACATAATCACCAGTTACTTTTTCTAGTAATTGAGGTTCAATATCCGGATTCTTTTCTACTGCTCTTTTAACTGAACGCCACTTGATGGCTTTCTTAGGATAAGGACCACCAATAACATCTCTATCTAAGGCTAACAAAGCAATAACATCCTTAGGATCAAAATTAATATCCGAATCTATAAACAACATATGTGTACAATCGGAACGATGGATAAATTCATCAACAAGATAATTTCTTGCTCGTGTAATTAGGGACTCATTAAATAAAAATGAGAATTTGATTTGTATGCCGTATTGCATACAGATACCTTGTAAATCAAGGCAGGCTTTCATGTATAATCCATGATTCATTCCACCATACATTGGTGTAGCCACAAATAGGCTTTTCTTTTGTAAATCTTCTTTTTTGATTGATATTTCCATTTGGGCTCCAATTAATGATAAAAAAAGGGGATTCACTCAAATTACTTCAAGTGAACCCCTTATAAAACTACCTGTTAGGCAGTAAAAGAATATCCAGCAGATAAAGCAGCTTGAACCATTGCTTTAGATGGTGTACCTAAACGATAAGAAGCAACTTTCTTACCATCAACAACTTTAGTATTTGTGTAGATACAATGTCCTTCTTTACGTAATTCTTCAATACGTGCAGAAACATTTTGAATGCCAAAACGGCGTTGTGCTTGCTTTACAGTAAATGTGTTGTAGCCACTTGTTTGTTTCAAAGCAACTAACATTTTGTCTTTAGCAGATAATTTCATAATAAAACTCCTATTCATAGTTAAAAATAAAACCTCGCAGTCACGAAGTATTCACAGTATATCATTTATATATGTGCATTGTCAAGCATATCTGTGGTACACTTGATTGTATGCCAAATTACAAACGGCATAAATAGGTGTAGGTCACGATGCGCTAACATCTACCTACTCTATGTCATTCATTCTAACACAAGGACACAGCTCATGTCAAATATATATACGATTTATAAAGCAACAAATACTATCAATGGCAAAGTTTATATTGGATTTGATTCCAATTGGCCAAACCGTAAAAGATACCATAAATCACAACATAAAAAAACAGAATCCAAATTTTATAATGCTATTTGCAAATATGGTTGGGATAAGTTTGATTGGGAAGTATTGTATCAATCAAAAGATGGAAACCATACACTTAAAAATATGGAAACCTATTTTATAGAACAATTCAATTCTTTTTCAAATGGTTACAATTCTACTTTAGGTGGTGATGGTATTTTGGGATTCAAGCATAATAAAGAACAAATACAAAAAAGAACCAATAAAGTTAAAGGAAGAAAACACTCAATCGAATGGTGTGAAAACATTTCAAAAGGAAAAAAAGGAAAACCAAGATTGGATATGATAAAAAATAATCCCATGCACAATCCAGAAATTGTTAAAAAACTTATGGCAAAAAGACAAGGAAGAAATCATCCTTTAGCTAAATCAATAACAATAAATGGTATAACT